ACAGTTCTGATGACCTCACGGTTGATCTCAGCTAGGATCTCAGAAGAGAGGATGTTAGCTAGCTCAGCCTCAGCATCTAGACCGTGGATAGCACGAAGATCTTGTGCTAGTTCCATGGAGTACTGAGCCTTGAGGGCACGACCTCTGGCTTCAACGACAACCTTCTCGATTGAGAAGCCCATCTGACGGAAACGATAGTCCTCTTCAAATTTAGTAGTGCCATCAGCACCTAGAGAGTCAGAATACTGACCTAGGTGCTCCATCTCGTGGGTGTTCATGCCACGGAGTTCACTTAGGATGGGGTCATACTTGTTGTAGAATGGCGCAGTATTGTCAGGATCGTTAGGACCACTACCAGGCTGAGCAAAGTCAGCTGGTGAAACAGCTACAGGACTATCAGGATCGGCGGACATAGTGCCCTTACCAGTATCACCAATAAAGTAACCGATGACAGTACCATCTGCATCTCTCTCGATGTTGGTGAGAGGAAGACCACCTGCACCTTCGTTGATGTAGGAAGTGCTTCCTGTATCGGGAATAGCAGAATCAAGTAGACCGGGGTTGCCGCTTACATTTTGACCAGAACCATTATCATAACCATGGGGCTTGCCAGGATGATAGGGGTAAGGAGCACCATCAAAACGTGAACCTTTACCTGTTGGGTCGTTAGAACCAGCATAATCTGCATCAGGACCATTCAGACCATAACGGTTGGAATGGGTAACGTCGGGCTCATCGAAGAATGCTTCGTTAGGACCAAGCTGACCATCATACATGGAACGCATCGCGAAGATGAGTCCAGTAGGACCAGTCATAGGCTGAACACCACATACGTCGTATGCGATGAGGTTAGGCATTGAGCGTCTGATCAAGGAGATCATGACGGGGTCGAAACCAGCTACAGGACCACGTCCATCTGCATAGCTGGAGAAACCGGGAGCTAGGTCACCAGGAACTGAGGTGACAGGCTGCTGCATACCAGCAGGATAGCCATCACCAGCAGGGTTGGTGTTTACGGTAGGAGGACCACCCTGTTGTGTAGGGGTGTAGTCGTGCTCCATGAGTAGGCCCTGGGAAGCACCCATGGCAGCCTGCTCACGCATATAGCGTTCTTGGTTTTCGAGTAGTTGTGCGGTGACAGCCTTCTTATAGGAATCTTTAATCTCAGGAAGATCTTGATGACCTAGAATGGGCTCCCACTTTTCTGTAAGATGATTAGACATTTCTCTTAGTTAAGTGTTTGCTATTATTTCTGGACGGTACGTCCAAGTGCTCTGGCGTATGTGGCCATAGAGTGGCTCATACCATCGTAAATACTGGGAGCTACTGGCTCAGCAGACTCTTCAAGGTATTCACTCTGTGCTTGCTGGGGTGTTCCCTCAGCCGCGAATGACTCCTTCAAGACGTTGAGCTTGTGCTTGTAGGATTCTTCACTTTCAAACTCAACACTTTCAGAGAGGGCAGCTAGCTTGTCCTTAGCAGCCTGGGAAAGATCCCAAGACACATCAGCGAGGACAGCCTGACGCTGGAACCCTGACATTTGAGAAGATAGGTTGACGTTAGTCTCAATCTGCTCATTGAGTTTGTTTTCCATGTCATCAAGTTTGGTGACCATTGACTCAAAGATGTCATACTTCTCATCAGGAAGTGTGACATAATGGTCTTCAAATAGTGTACGTAGTCCTTGCATGAAGGACTCGGAGAGTTCATTCTTGATGCCGTTCTCGACAACAAGCTTGTTCTCTTCCAGCCAAGACTGGCTGGTGTAGTTGAGGAAAGCCTCAACCTTCTCTGCGATTTCAGTAATCTCGTTCTCAAATCTTGCAGAGAATTCTTCCTCCAGACGGGTTACTTCCATCTGAAGCTTTTGGTTTAGAGCACTTTCGAAGATAACCTTAGCTTTAGCTTTGAAATCATCGGAAGCGTTCTGTGCATCGGATAGTTCTTCGAGACTCTCGGATGCTTTGGTGTCGATCTCGGCGTGCTCATACGTGGAGCTTTGACCAACTGTGCGTCTGGTAGTGCCAGAAGGACCACCCATGTTTGATGGGGGCATCGCATCTGAATCCACACTCTTACCAGGTCCTTTCACTACTCCGTAGGCTACATTGTCACCAATGCTTTCCATGCCACCGGAGGTGTCAGGACGACCAGGCTTTGAACCGTCATACTTACCAGGATAGGGGAGTACACTGTCAGGTACACTCTCCATAGAACCCTCACCCGCTGCAGCTTTGTTATTGACTGCTGTCTTAGACTGACCGGGTTTGTGGATTTTTAGTTTCGCTGAATCATCATCGGGCTGATAGTTACGGGCTGTAGGGCCACCCATGTTGACTTCGGGTGATGCTACATTACCAGGTGTAACGTCATGCCCAATAGAGTCCATGGAACCCTCGCCTGCCGACGCTTTATCGTTTACTGCTGTACGGGATTGTGCCATTTGTCTGATTACGTTTTCAGTTATTTAGTCTGAGTTATTTATAAAGACCTAGATTTTGTGGTAGTTTTTACGGAAAACTAACTCATTAATAGGTCATGGAAGCTATCGAGGATAGCTTCATCGAGTTGATGTCTGGGTGCATTGTCAAGTCTTTCCTTGACAGTTTGTACGTCACACTCTTTTAGAAGTCCGTTGTCCCAGACCCACTCCTTTCCTTCCATAATACCTTGAACAAAGGCGTCTGGAGCTGAGGGATCCGCAACAATGTCAGCAGCAGTAGCCAACATGAAGTCTTCACCCACATAATTGACACCATTGCGAGTATTGAGAGATCCCATGCCGCGTGAAGAAACGCCCAGCGTAACCCCGTCGTTGAGAAGGGCACCTGCAATTCTTCCCATTGGAGTCTCAAGGATCTTTGCCTTTCCAATGAAGTTACTCCCTTCCTGTGTTAGTGATGTGATCTTGTGAGAAACTCTATCAAGATTTACAGTTGGTCCATCTGGGTGTCCCAACTCTCCCATTGCTCTATTCTTTTTAATAAACTCTTCGTTGTATCTGTTGACTTCCTTTGCAAGGATACGGCTCTCGTAGATACGTCCGTTTCTATTCTTGATGTCACCCTGAAGAAAGGGACCAGTGATATGAAAGGTCTTCTTACCGTTGGACTCTTCAGTGATAACCTGTACTGACTCAATCTCCTCCCTGATCAGTTTCATCTGAAACTTCCTCCTCTGTTTGTGGTGTATCAGCCACAGCAGAGAAGTACTCAGCTGCAACCTGTGGTTTTAGATCATTGATAGCTTGGTATGACCTGTTAAAAAGTTCAGTATTAAGAACTTCAGACGCTTCTGTGTTCTTACCCTGGACAATCAGGTCAATAAGTTCCGCGACTCTTGACATAACTTAAGTGTTTTAGGTATTTAGTGTTACATTGGTGCAGCGATAGGAGCACCACCTGCGGCACCTCCTCCACCAGCTGCTCCACCACCAGACATGGAGATCTGTGAGGTTGGGTCACCGGATAGTGACATGTCTCCTGACATTTGTTGGTAGTCACCACTGATGTCAGCAGTGCCAGCTTGTCCTCTCTTCTGTCCTGCAGTTGCTTGTAGTAACTGAGCGTTGGGGTCAGGAATAATACCAACGTTACGTTCGTAAGAGATCTGTTTGTCGATTTCCTTGATCTCACCATCAGTGTAACCAAGTAGATCATGACGTACTTGATAGACAGAGAAGTACTTACCGAGATAAGGTTCTGCCATACCAGCAATCTGTAGTCTGTTCGTCAACATCTCCTGTTCTCTGAGTTCAGAGAAGTGGTTGTCATAGATGAAGTTGAACTGGATGTGTTCCCTCATGGAGTCAAACTCTGTGGGAGATACAACACCCTTAAGAACTAGTTGTGTCTTAAGGATATCAACAAATAGGAAGGAGAACTTTTTCCTCATCCTTCCTACAAACTTGGAGAACTTCACCTCATCTCTCATGATGTTGTCTGACTTACCAATCTGGAAACCATCACCACCATCCATACGTGAAGCAGGGACGTTGAGAGACTTGTATAGTTTGTCTTGGAAATACTTGAGGTCTTCTAGTTCTCCTAGGTTCTGACCACCAGGTAGTGTAGATACTTCAGTACCTCTACCACCTTCTCTTCTAGGTAGCCAGTAGTCCTCCAACATAGACATAAACTTCTTACTATCCCTGATCTCACCAGTGTTCTGGTCATAAGAGATCTTAGTTCTGTAACGTGCCATCACGTCACGTAGATAGTTCTCAGCTTTTGCCTTGGGTAGGTTACCAACGTCAATGTAGAATAGTCTTCTCTCGGGTGCTCTTGCCATACGGTAGATGACAATGGCATCTTCCATCCAACGTAGTTGGTTTAGTGACTTGTTGGCTTTGTTAAGGTATGACAACACTTGACCTGTGTTACCATCCACCAGACCGGAGGTGATATATGATACAGCATCTCTTGCAATACGTACAGTATCTCCCTTCTGTTGACCTGAGTAACCCATACCGTTACCCATATAGTTCACTCCCTTCTTGTTGTAGAGGAAGTATTCCACCACTCTTGCTGGCATCTGAGCAGTGGCCTGACCCATAACAGCTGGTTCTCTTGAAGAGATAGTGGGTCTCTGGTTCTTCAGGTATGGTGCGGGAAGTTGTGGGTTTTTCTTATACTCTCTGATAGGTCTGATTTTAAGAGCATCGATGTTTCGAATGTCTGTAATACCTCTCTCAGGTTGGTTGAGGTCAATAACTTTATGATAATATAGTCTTCCATCGATGTACCATTTCCTGAACATCTCATGGGCTGTATTGTTAAAGTCTAGAAGGTGTAGAATATATGCAAACTCTTCTCTAATAATAGTCTTAACTCGCTCTGATACATCCAGGTTAGATAGATCGATAGCGACAGGTACATCATTGGTATCACTAACAATAGCTTCATTGACAATGTCCTCAATAGCAGAGTCTACTTCCGGGTGCATTGCCATACACCTATATCTTTTGATGAGGTCGGCATCCTTACTACCACCTGCATCCATTGGCATACTGTAACCAGTAAGACCACCAGCAGCAACAGTAACACCATCGTCTTTATTGGGTGGTACCGGCGATAGCTTATTAATTTCCTCTAGTTCGTCTCTCTTGTATTGAAAACCAAACAGACGACTACTTTGCCCTGGATTCACGTTGGTAACTCTATCTTATATTGGTATTTATGTCATAAAAAAAGGAGGGTAGTTGACCCTCCTTAAAATATGTATTGTGTATCAGGATCTAACTGCCTTAGTGTTAAGTTCGGGACCAGTACCACCGGTACCACCTGAACCACCACCAAGTTCTTGTCCACCTTCCATGTTTCTACCGCCTGCGTGCCAGTATTGGACACAGAAGGTGACGTTGTATTCTTCAATAGTATCTACGTCACCAAAGTTTAGTGCAATAGGTTCAATGGTGGATGGCCAAATGCCATTGAATTCATAAACTCTAAGTTGGTTACCCTGTCTGTCCAACTGTCTTACAGTTGCAGTTCCAAAGTAACCTTTCTGACTACCATCTCTGGCTCCAGTACCTCTGTCAGTGATCTCATGACCCAGTGCGA